TCATTTTGAGACAGCCTCTTCTATGAATACGTGAAAAACAATCTTTGTTTCTAATAATTCAAATGTGTTACAATACTTAAGTTTAAGGGATTGGTCAATAGTTGCCCCAGTTGGATAAATTCTTATCGGAATTTGAGATAAAGGTAATGAGTTATCAACAAGTGCCCAAATATATGGCATCCCATTTTGAATCTTTATTGCAAGTATTTCAAACTTTTCTGGAATCATAAGATTCTGTTTCTCTTCAATTTGAATTGGATACTTAAAAATCACTTTCATTATTTACAAAATCAATATGTTATTACAAATTTACTTCCGAATGCACATGTATTACCACTGCCACAAATTACAACTCACCCCAACCCCAATATAGAGACTTGTTTTATTCCCTGAAAAACCGTATCCAGCCTGCACACCCAGCCCGAACCGTTTCCGCTTTGCCCGCTCTCTGATAAATACAGTCCTCGTTTTACTGTACACCTCTATACTATCCAGCTTTGCCCGGTAGCCTGACACATAAGCCGTATAAAGGCTGTCTTTGTAGATTTTCTGCGTAATAGGCAAATACACTGTATCCCGGACTGTATCGCCCGGCACAACGAACGGAAACGAATCTACAACGCTTTCATAAACCGGAACGGGCACTGTGTCCCGAACCGTATCAATACGATTTGTGACGATCGTATCTCTGATTATTTCACCCGGTACGTGTTCCACCCTTACCGGACGGAACACGATAAACAGGATAAGGGCTGCAATAACGACATAAGGTAGATATTTCATAGCTTCAACACTTGTTTTCTGTTTCTACCTTCACGGAATGATACGTGAACCCACGAAAAGTCCTTTTCATCTATCAGCTGATCAAAAGGCAATTCTTGCCGGATGATCTCAAATAGTTTTCTGTTTTCCTCCTTACTTCCTACCGTAATATCAGCCGCCTCGCCTATCCGGTGTTGGCTGGATGTCGCACCGTTTACGCTCCGGTTTAAAATTGCACTTCGATAACCGGAACTTACCCGGATGGGCTTGCCGTACTTTTCCCGAAGCGGGTCGAGAACATTCTCAACCAACTTCGTTAAATTGTGAATAGCTTCGGCCGTTGGGTAATTGTCGATTCCACGCGCTACGGCCGTATCGCTGTGGCTAAGTTCTTTGATTGTAAAATACTTCATTTTATCGCCTCCTTCTGATAATTAGTTAAAAACGGTATGTGCTTGATAAACTCGACGCTAACGACGTAATACAGGAACGATACAACTTTATAGAATGCAGTTCCGGACGTAGCCATTAGTTTCAAATTGCGTAGAATATTCACGCCATAAAAGTAGAATATTGAGTAAGTTATAAACGATACGCATTGTAAGGCCCCGTCCGGATTTCCTTTGTGATCGCCGATAAAGTAAATAGCGGCTACAAGCAGAAAAAAGACCATCGCTTCAATGATACACCGGAATGCCTTCTTTAAACTGAAACTTTCATTATTGGCCAGTAGGCCGGCGGCCAGACCAAACAGGAAGTTAAAGAAGAAAAGAGCAACAAGACTTTTAATATCTCCGCTGATCGGGTTTAAGTAGGCTGCTAAGCCGGTTAGCAAACCTACAAATAGATTTTTCATGTAGTCAATCATCGTGTTTTACTTTTGTTTTATTTAGTGGTTTTCTTTGAGGACACCGCCGGAGTGATCGTTTGCTTAACTTCTGCCGTGATCTGATCGAATACTTCAAAGTGCGCTGCAACATTCTCCGACTCCGGAAGAGACATTTGTTTGCTGCCCGATTCTAACAGCAAATACCCGATATACCGCCCGGAGGTTACGGGTTGCTTACCTGTAGGGGTGTCAATCTCTTCCGTGACCGTTTTAATGATTTCACAATGAAGACGACTGAGATTATCGTTATTGACACTGTAGTTTACATTGTACTGATAATCTCCTGAAACGGCTTTACCGTTTACTTGAACTGTTCTTGATTCTTCTTGAAACATAATTTATTGATTTTGAGAGTTAATAATTACTTTGTCTAATTCATTATAAATAGCGGTTTTCACCACTGCGAGTATCGGAGCCGGATCAACGTAATTTCGAATGATATTTGCACCTTGTTCGTCAACTTCAACTTCACCTTCTTTATATATCCGTTGGGCAAACTCCAATTCACCCAAATCGGGTGTATTACAGTAAATAGCGTTTCCTACTGTTTTAGCTACGTCGAACTCTTTAATTTCTCCGTCAATAGCTGTTTTTACTTTAATTCTTCTAAAATTGATTTTCATATTCTATTTCTTTTGAATTTATTATTGTAATCTGCGCTCACAATGGGCATTTACCAAACATTGCGACCTACAACGAACACACGGAATGGACAATCACGGGGCCCGTTGTTTGCGTCAAGCATTAAAACCTCAAAATAAGAGTTGTTTTGTGTCTCTACCTGACCGAATACCCAGCCATACCCCCCTAAGCCTTGTACTAAAACAGCGTACTGCAGATGCTTCAAACTGTGGTATATCCTGTATTTTCCAGTAGCTATTTTCTGTGCACTGGTTAAGGTGCACCCGTTGCCCCATTCATTAGTGACTGTACCCGCTTGATATACATATCCGGTACACAGCATTCCGGGAGCGTTCCACTTTTCACCGCCCCTTTGGGCGAAAATATGACTTCCATACGATTCTATCGAATTTGCAGTGCCTGCGTTAGCTAAACATCTTAGAGCAAAACCGGAACTTCCGTATGATTCAATACTTAGACCACTGTAATTGTCGTTTCGTATGGACATCAATGCTGTGCGTGAAGTTGTAGGGCTGTCCCCCTCTTCGTTAATACGAAGGAATTTATTACCGGACATGTTTAACAGGATCTTAGCCTGCGAATTGCTTGCCGAAACAAGAGAGCCTCCCGATATATTCCAGGCACCGATCTTTGCACCATCAGTTACCGTAAGGTTTCCGGTTGTGATCCTCTGTGCTGAAAATGCCTGTGCCACCACTTCCGCAGCTTCAATCACATTGGCAGACAGTTTGCCGTTTGCATTGATGGCGGCTGTCTGTTGACCTGCATTGTTTTGAAAGAGAACGTTGTCTGACTTCAAAACGATCTTGCGGGAGGTGATGTTGATTCCGGTTTCGACTAAGCCGTTTTGGGTGGCGGTGACACGACCGTCTGCGGCTTCGGCTTTGTTATTGGCTGTGCCTGCTAAGGAATTGGCGGAATTTGCCGTTTGTTCTACTACGCTTAATTTTGCGTGGTCTGAACTTAGAGTTAACTCAGCCGCACTTAATCGCCTACCTTGATCATCCACTTTGTTTGCAGTTAAAGCTATGCTTTCCTGCGTCTGCTTTATTTCGGTATAGTATCCGTATGTGCGGACGGGTTCAGTTCCATCGGTGCGAACGGGGAACGATGTATTATACGAACCGTGATAATCGGTTTGATAAACGTTGATTACGTTTGGGTCAATAGTATCATCTACTGTTACGTCATACATAGAACCGCCCCTAATACCCATTCTACACGTAGACGTTTCAGTTATTTGTCCCAAATCAACAACTATCTTTGCACCCGCAGAAGTCCATGCTTTAGTATAGTCAAAGATATTGGTTACTGCTGGCAACGAACCCCAACCCGAACCGGACATCTCAAACGTTAAGTTCATAGAAAAACCGCCATCATGAGTACCGTATGAAGGTTTTCCGTATCCCGCATCAAGAGGCCTACTTATTTCAACCCTTGTTTTGTGGTAACCCGGAATACTTATAACCAACGGGAAAAACTTATTATTGTCCCATCCTCTTAAATCTATTCGCTTTGATATATGCCTATTGGTGGTACTATTAATAACACCAATATCACCAACAACAGACGTGATACTTTTTTCAGTCTGTTCGATGCGTGAAGCAAGTCCGGTAACACGTCCATCAACGGTATTTATCTTTTCAACGGTGGATGTTATCTTACCTTCGACTACACTAATTTGACTATTGGTATATTCAGCGCCTTTGTAAACTGCATCCTGAAAATTAGGACTCCATGCGGTTGCAATTTCACCCGCTTCTACTTTAAAGTCTTTCACATATATATAAGCCCATGATATTTCTTGTATATCAACAAAATTATATATACCGCTTTGCTCTTCTGTATTGTTCGTAACATCGAAAGTGTGCTTAAAATAGCTCCATGTATTTTGTGCATTAGACCTAACAATATACGGTTCAGAGTCACAAATATCGAATCTAAAACCAACTGGGGTGTTTTGGCTACCTTTAATCCATCCGGAAACAGTGTATTTTCCGGGTATAGGCGGTATAACATTAGGTATTCTTACAAAGGACTGACCGCCTTTTGCACCCACCAAATGAAATCCGTGTTCACTTATAAGCCTTGTTATAGTCATTGACTCAGAACTCATTTGATTAAGCGGTGAACTCGTGTAGCTATACAAATTGTTAGCACCTATACCCAAATTTTCTACCTTGGTTTTAACGGATAGTTCAATTTTCCCGTCAACGGCAAGTATCTGTGTGTCGGTGTACTTTTTAGATTCTATTAAAGTATCATCGGGTGCAGGCTTCCATCCGGTCGCCGTGTCTCCTATTTCTATTTGAAAGTTATTGATCCGGCAAACTGATCCAGCGCCTAACTGTATATATGCAATAATATCAGTATCCAAAGAGTCCTCTATATCTTCGGGGACTTTGATAGTGTGAACGTACCTACCTTTGTCAGCCGTGGGGCTGGTAGAATCTACATACTTAAATGCGCCGATATAGTAATATTGGGATGTGCCCGATTTATAAATAGCTTTTTCAAGCCCGAACCTTTGTGATGATCCCATCTTTAAATTGCTATACGCATAGTCGAACGAAATTGTTAAGGTTTTGCCTTTTAAATCCGTCCACGCTTTTGATAACTGAAACGCATATTGTGCGCCTGATCCATCCAACGCCTGTTGGGATTGTAACATCAGGTTTTCGCCTCCGATATTTAATTTTCTTTCAGTTGCAGACGGTATCCAATTAGCTACACCCACACTACCCTCGGTGATTACAGCCCATTTAATGTATGTCTCCGTTGATTCCTGTTGGGGAAACTTATAGAAGTAGAAATATGCCCCATCCGGATTAATAGGCGTTATAGGCTGCGAAAGTACCGTTTCTTCTGCGCTTTTCGGCAAAGTGCCTATCCAGCCGTACGAAGGATTGTTATACGCCCTGATAACATCAGAGTCCGCACACTTATAGCACACTGTAAGGGTATAGGTTTTGCCTGCTTCTAAATGAACGTCATACTTATACGCTCCCATTTGATAGGGGTTAGCATTTAGTTTGTGGTTAGAGTCGTAAAGCAGATTAACGTCCGCTACTTTCATACTGCGTATGGCAAGCTCGATCTTTCCTGGTATAGCCGCTAACTCGGTAGCAATATTACTAAACTCCTGTTCAATGCTCTTTCCATTTCTCAGAATGAAAATACCTTTCAGGAAACAGTTAATCGCATACAGGCCGTGTCCGGAGGGTTGGAAGTCAGCCGGAAAGTCTGTATCCGTCATGCCATCGAGACAACCGAGTATAACCTTTGATTTGCCGGCCAAAGATGTGGAGTTTACCCCGTCCAGTACAGAAATACGCGGTTTGCCATCTTCCGAAGCGGTGAGATACAAAATACCCTGTCTGTTCGGATTCGTGAGGTTACCCATCTGAACCAGATCATCACCAACGGCCGGAGTTGTACCATTTGGAAAAACGGATTTAAGTATGAGAATCGAATCATCATTAACCGAGGCAACCGGAACCCAGTAGTATTTAACGTGTCCGGATGTGTAGACCTGACAACGTACCAAGTCATCAGTGACAAACATCATGTCGCCCTCTATACCTAAAACATAGTAAGCCGGATCACCGGATGTTTCCGAAACGGACTTAACACGCCCGTTAGCGGATGAAATCACCAGACCGCCGTTAACCGCACGAACTTTCGAAATGATAAGTTCAAAAATGGTCATGGCCTTACGGACTACGGCATTATCTATTTCAAGGTTCCAATCCCCATTGATAGCCTTGTATAGTTTCATCCCTTCACCCATCAGTCCGGGGATGAATCTTTCTGAACTGATATAGTCCTTGACTATGGTTTGAAACAGGGTTGCGACGTGCTCAACATTCAGATCGTATGTTTTTGCAAGTGCCTGAACGAGTAAATTTAAAGTATGCGTGTCACCTTTAGCCCAAATATCCGCGCCTGTTGAAATATTCCCTTCCGAATGGAGTGTGCCAACACTGGCCGATCCGGTTACTTCCAATGTAGCGGCTTTAATTTTCATCCGGGCAACTAAAGATTGTAATTCCGCGTCGCCACTTTCATTGATAAACGCAAGATCATTGCCAATCAACAGACCTTTCAGGAAAGTGATCGTTTCGGCTGCTGTATCCGCTTTTACTTTACTCAGGTAAACATCATCCAACTTCTTCAAAGCCTCTTTAATCGCTGCATCTATCTCTTTTAAAGTGCGCTTTGAAGAAAGCGTATTATCATCGGTTAATTCCGTGGTTGTATCCGATTCGGCAATGATACGCGAACGGATCTCTAACAGCGTCCGGAGCGATGACAGTACGTTGCTATCGGTAAACGACTTTGTATCGGTAGCCTTTACAATGTCAATTGAAGCACCTCCACCGCCTCCGCCGTTAACAGTAACGCCGCCAGTCGTCCGGGTGATAACAGTCCCGGTCGGATAGTTCTTTGACCGGGGCTTTGCGGGTATGGATGTAGTTTTAATATCTACCATTTTCAATCATCTTACAATTAAACTGATTCATCGCGAAGTCAATTGTACCGCCCGTGATCGTAAACCGTTTGTTTGGCTGAAACTTATCGGTTATAGTTGTGATAGGCGTAATTGCTTCGTCATCTACCAGTATTTGCGTAAGCTTAAATTTGGTAGCTCCGTACTGATTAATAATGCGCCGGATCAAATGCTCTTCCGGCCGGACTAATTTCTGCTCAATGGAAGAATAGAGATTGTCGGTTAGGTAATTATCGCCTAACATTACTTTACTGTAGCATGCACCGTCGTTGTTGTAACTGGATATTTTAAATTCGATTTCGTCCAATTCGTTAATATAGCCTTCGTTAACGACATTTTCATAATAGCGGTCTGTATTGTCGGTAGTCTTTTCGGCCTCGGTGCTCTTTCCATATTTAAAGGAAAAGTCTTTTAACAAGAATCCATTTATAAAAATGGCATTATGTATTTTAGATGCGTAAAGAGTAAATTCAAGCTCGCCATATAATAGGGTATCAATAGGGATTATTACGCCTGAAATACCTTTATATGGCATATATATTGTTTTTTGGTTCTCAATGGATACATAATCTAATCGGGCTTTGTTATTCTCTTCGGAGGCGGGAAGTCTAAAAAAATAATTGGGATTTGCAGACCATGTGAATGGGGCCAATCCGTTAGTACTACCATAATATTTATTACCGATCCGTAATTGGCAAGCAGCTAACGGCATGTACGTGCCCCGGCTATTGTCCCAAGGAATCAAATCCATATCCGCTATCGTCTTATAGCTTCCAGATACAGCAAAGGCCCCTGATTCGTACACTGAGGACGCACCTTTAAAATCCATTATCTTTGTTAAGAGTTCCAGCCCACCTATCATTGATAAGTCACCGACAGCACCCAAACACCTAGCTTGTATAACATTTGTAAACGAATAGTCTGAAATATCCGGCTTACCATCCACTATTTTATAATTGCAGTACCTTTCCTGTATTCCTCCTATAAGTTTATGCGCATCATAAGCACGTAACTCTAAATCGTCATTGGTGATAACCGTATCGCCATCATACAGATACATGTTCCAGTTTTTCGGATACAGAAACTGACGGTAACATTTTCTATCTTTATTTGTATTTAAGCGTGACGAAAGAGCTTTTGCATCTTCGTAATTCTCTTCCGGAAGTAAATTCCCAACCGGATAATTGCTGTCTTTTACTGTTACTTTGTTATAACCGCCTAAAATATCTAAGGTGTGTTCCGAACCGCTAAAATGAATGTCCTGCACGCTGAGAACATTCCCGGCTTCAAACGTATAGGATGAAAAGTCAGGTGTGTATTTATAGTAATTTCCGCGATGGTCTACATCTACAAAATATAATGCGCCTTTATAGTCAACACAAGTCCAGTTAAGGAACTTGCATAGTTCTTCAATCACCTCTTTCAAGTTCATTGGTTTATCGTCTTCGTCGAAAAAATTCTGTTCGCTAATTGTCATACTTTGCAAGACATTTGCGTTTGCATCATAATCCGCCGGGCTTTTAGCATAAACATGTGGTATGTATACGGCCGAATAGGAGCCGCGAGACTCTAAGACGCAACGGGTCAATAACTCCCACAAGCTAACGAACTCTTTGCTTCCTGCGCTCTTTTGTTTATAATCTGCGTATTCAAGTGTATTCATGGCAGATACACACTGTATTTCCAGATCGAACAGTGTTGCGGTATAATCTTGCGTATACAATTCCGGAGTAATAAAGCCAGTCCAAACAATCGTATCACCCTGTTTGAAGTTAACGCGGTACTGCTGATATCCGGTCGAGTATAGGCTTTGCAAGTAGTCATTTCCTACCACCCTGATAGTAGCCGTAGAAAATCGAATAGGAACATAAAGAAAGTTATCATCCGCAATCTCAATAGAGAAAGGAGCGTCACCGCTCCCTGTTAACTCAGCAACTCGCCCCGTATAGCCTTCTTTCTGAATTTCTACGATATAACTTTTATTTCGCCTTGATTTGAAAGGCAAAGTGTATATTGTTCCGTAATTTGACATATTATCTGATTTTATTTTTGATTCGACTTCGATTGTCGAGAACTAACTCTAAATCCTGTCCTCTTACTTTGAAGTTTCCTGATACTTCAACTTTTTGGGTATTAGGGGACGGTGAAATCAATCCGGCCAAGTGTCCGGGTATGGGGGAAATATTGGGGCGGCTAACATCAAGTCCACCATATAACTTTGAGTTGAGCATTTTAAACAGATTCGCTTGTTGTGAGCCGTTCAAGATCATTTCGCCACTGTTTAGCATCGCCGGAACTTTATCACCCGCAAACGAAATGCCAGGTACTATACCGCCGTTTGCAAATTTGGGGATACTTGCCATTGTAGCAACAACAGAGAGGGCAGCAGCCCCAGCGGCAACCCATCCAACTACTGGAATAGATGCAGCGGAACCAGCCGCTTCGGCGGCGGCTTTTGCTGTTAAGGCTGTAGTGAGGCTAACAATGCTTGGTATTGCTTGTGCTATACTTTGAAATACCCCAGCACCCCAATTTATCCACGATGTAGTACTATTATTGGTAATGCCGGATAAATTACCCATTACAAATCCTATCGATCCTAAAGAGTCTGCGTATTGCTGGTTCAAATCAATATCCTCTTTTTTTATAGGAGATTCAAATTTAGGCAGTTTCATGTTTTTGGTATCTATCCCTTTTATGGGAAGGCTGGCCATATTCAAAGGTGACTCTTCCTCAACATATCGCGCTGTCATATTTATGATAACTTTCTTCTGCTCTAACTCTTTGATCGTTTTTAATACAGAGGATCGAACTTCATCTGTTACTGCATCTTGGTATTTTTTTCTCAGATCAGCTAACTGTTTTTCAAGTTCTGAAAGTGAACCAGAGGGAATTATTTCGGGCTTTTTGTCTTTATTTGTATTATAAGCCCCATTTATTTTTGCATCTGTATTAGCTATTTCCAACTCTTTTTGGGACATTGAAACCGACAATGCGTTTGCAGTAGCACGCATTTTTAGAGCACTCGCAATCGCGCTTTTTTCATCGTCTGCAAGTTCAACGAAAACACTTGCAAGACGATCAAAATTGCCGGATTTACTTGATTTATATTCGGATAATTTCTTTTTGATTTTATCTGCTTCTGTTTGTGTCAGCCATTCTCCGGTTTCTGGATTATATGTGTGTGCAAGTTGATTTTCATAGTTCTTTATCGTATTGTTATATCTGGCGGCTCTTTGGTCTATATCAGGTCGGTTGCTATCTTTTAAAAGGTACTCCCATACATCTTTTGATACATTCTTATTAAATCCTTGTTTTGATAGATCAGCCTGCAAAGTGATATACGACGTGGCAATATTAGCCTTAGATAGTGAATCGTGTAATTTACTTATTTCAAGAAGATACCCTTTTGCCTTCTCCAAATGCTCATTTCTTTCTTTATATGAAATGTTGCGTGCTTTAGCCTTGTTTAGTTCGATCTGATATTTGGTATTAAGATCGTTAACTTCGCTATTATTGAATAACGTTTTTGTTTCTAAGTTATCTAAAGCAACAGATAACTCGCCAGCTTTATCAATTACATTTTGTAAATTGGATAAAAAGCCACCGAAATTACCCATCGCAATAGATGCAAAGAAACTATCTACACTCGCTTTCATTTGATCTTGCGTTTTTACCCATGCGTCGCCCGTGGTTTGAGATGAATTCACCACTTTATTAAAACCTTCGTAAGCGCTTACAGCAACGCCAATTGTCCCGGCAAACTTCATTATACCAGCCCCAGCAGTTTTTGCCATACTGGAAATACCGCCTTGAAAGCTGTTAACCGAACCTTTTGCCCGATTTAGGTTTGCGTCAAAGTCATTCGTTTTAAGTAATAGTCGTGTTATTATATCAGACATGATTCATTTCTTTTTCGATTAGTTTTGCTTTTGCCCGCAATCGTTTCACTTCTTCATCCGTAACGGATGTGCGTTTCTTTTCGTCTTCCTTCGCTTCATCCCATGGGAAACGAAGTATATCCGATTGCTTTAGTTGTTTTGTGCTATTCGCCTGAGCGATGACATACGCAATGATCCGGGTCTGCTCCCAGCTTTCCCGGTTACGCCTGCCTAACCCCTCTAAGAAGTAGCGAACTTCTGTGAGCGTCATCCGGTCGAGGAAATAATCAGGTGCAATACCGCCCTCACCTACAACGTGGGCGTAGAGTTCCCGGATACTGCACGCTTCTTCGGAGTCGTCTTTTTTTTTGTGCTATCTGCTGCCTGTTCAAGTAATTCAATCTCTTTTACGAAGAACTCTTTGAAAGAGAGAAACAGAACCGGATCAGACTCACACGCCTCTATAAATTCATCAAAAGGCATTAAGAATGTATCTTTGTTATTTGCCAGAAGAATAGAGTAAAACAGTAGATATTCGTCCAACATCCGGCCGAACGCAAACTGCCTACCTGTGAGATTTTCGAAGATAAAGAAGGCGCGCAATGTATACTTTAAAATGTACTTCTGTTCTTTGATAGTGATCGTTTTCATTATGATAAGTTTTTTGAGTTAGAAAAAGAAAAGGCGGGATTCCCGCCCTTTCCATCGTTTACGCGGTCGGATCATCCACTATACCTCCATCTCCGGACACTCTGGGGCTAAGTTTTCCTGTGCCTTCGAATGTGGCGGAGAAAGTTGCTTTATCACCATCAGGTGCATTTAATTCTAGATTTGTAATTAAGACATTACCGGAATAAGATGCGGCCGGAAGAGTCCAACCGGAAGAGGGAACTTCATCTGAATCTGCGTTTGCCGGAATACCGAATTTTGCTTCGATAGGCTTGCGTTTTAACATTAAGTCCAAAAGAACATCATATCCGTTTACTTTATCGTCTGCACTGAATAGGTTTTCACTTGAACCGTTCCAAGACAATTTTTTTATGTCTTTTTCCGTCCAAATGCCGGAATCTTTACTTTGTGTGTCAATCGTTTCGGCCGAGATTGACAATTTACAGGATGTAGCCAACGCCAGCGCCTTTCCGCCGACAAATAGCATGAAATCTTTTCCTAATACTGCATTTGCTTTCATTGTTTTCAATATTTAAATGTTAGTTACTCTACTGAATCCGTCTCAATTTCAAATGTAAGTCGCTGGATGAAAGTTTCTTCAATGAAATCTTCATCGGCGGCGATAAGTTTAGCACCCGTTACTTTGAAATCGTCGTATTTACCCCGCTTCCCTTCAAGCGCTTTGCGTGCCGCCTCAATAACATCGACTGAATTTGAATAGTTATCGCTGGCGGCAATAACCTCAATAGTGACACTATCCCCACTGGCGTATCTATCCTTTGTATAAGCCGGAGTAAGTGCACTACGCTTATACAAAACGAACGGGAAAGAAGTAGCGTTTTTAGTAGAAATAGGATAAATCCTATCTCCGACAAGTTGCGTTAAACTTTCCGACTCACTGAGTTTTGAGAATGTATGTTTGCTGATTGATAAGCTCATTTCTTTTTATCTATTACTTTTTGTATTGAATCCAAAATGTTTCTTTCCAGTGAGTTCTCAGCCTCACTTTTTTTAGAGTCTACTGCGCTTTTAAAAAAGTGAGTAGCCTCTATAATACCTCTGTTTGCTCCTCTATTGGTAGCTCGTTGTTCCGTACCGCTTTCGAAGAATTTCAAAACAAACTGTTTTGAACCTTTCCGCCGTTTGTCGAGTAAGTCAACCCGTGCGCCGGACGCATTGCGGTAAACTGCAATATTTATTTCTTTTTTCAATCCAGCCCCACCCGGAACAGATGCAACCCAATTTTTTTGCGCTTGCTTTCGAATGATACTTGCTGATTTACGGAGTCCGGATTTAATAGCCTTCTTTGCCTCCTTGTCATTCAGTGCGGCCAATAACGCATTAACCTTAGAGGCGTCAACCTCAACCCGGTAGGATGCTTGTACGATATTACTCATTGATTAATTCTGCTTCGATGGTTATAGACTGTGCCTTTCTATCCGGATGGATGAAGGCTATTTTGTATTTACGTCCCTCGTAGACAATGCGCATTTTTTCGCTTATATCTCTGCTGTAACGTACCATGATCGTGACGGTGTGAGTGTTGAGCACCTCGCCGTTTATCTCTTTGCGCGTACCGGATTTATACCGGACACACGCACGCTTCTTGAAAGCTTCCGTCCATCTCTCAGACGTACCGCCCAAAGCATCGCGAATCGTCTGGGGATGTAGAAAACTTATAATGTCTGTCAATAGTCCCGCCTGCATTATGTGTATCGTTTTAAGGGTTGAAGTAATAGTTCTACGTGTCCCGGAATCACTTGCGGAGTAGCAAATGCCACCGATTCGCGATTCGCGTAGTAGTTCGCTACGAGTATGCGGATCGCGTGCCAGATACGACGGTCTATATTCGCGTCCTTTACATACGTCTCTAGCGGATTATTTAGATACGATTCGATAAGAAGTTGAACGGGTTCGATAAGCCCGGTTATATATGCGTCGTCCGTGTCGAAGTCAACGTTTAAATGCTGTTTGAGTTCTTCGAGTGTTACGTATTGTGCCATATTGTATAAATTAGAAAGGGCTAGAGCCGAAGCCCCAGCCCTTTAGTGAATGATAGGTTATAGGATTAAGCAGAAGCTTTCTTCTTTGCGATGGCAAAGGCTTCCGGGCGAGCTACAACAATATCATAATCAGTATTTAACACAAAGTTTACGATATTACTTTTTGCTCCGGTGTAAGGGTCTATCACTAAGTCCATATCACCGAACTGACCGATAGCAGCATTAGAGAACACTCCGAATCCGATGGAATCGGCATCCATGTAGTTGGTAACTAGGACTGGATAGCCGTTCACCATACCGTTTTGGCAAATCATTTCAGCAGCCCCCGCCGCTTTGGGAGTGGATTTCAAAGCGCCATACACCTTTGGAGTACAAACATAAGCAGCGGTACCGTCGGTTACATCTACACCCGCATCCATTACGGTAGATTCAAGCGAAACAATATCCGCAAATGTCAACGCGTTTGTATATTCAACACTTGGTTTTGTTTTAACAAAAACGCCATTACTTGCACCGGAAAGTGCAGTACCAGAAAACATCCATTTGTTCAACGCACGTGCTACACCGAGCGAAATTTGTTTCAAAACAACATCCTGCAAAGAATAATTCGTTTGATTGATAGCGCGTTTTGATACCGGGATGGAAATAGATATACGCTTGGGAGAAGCCTTGATTTTATCAATATTCAATTCGGTATCGGTAACCGCAACATTTTCACCCTGAATTGTTGCTTCAACAGCCGCCAACGTAGGGAAAACAAGGTCGCCCACGAGTCCGCTTTGCATCTTGATACCGAGCTTATCAATGACCAAGCCTTTTTCTAGCGGTTCAATGATTTCACCGATTGTAACCGGAACCATGCTAGCCGCATCGGTTGCATCTGTTACAGTTACCGCACGCTCTACAACTTTGATTCCACCTTCCGATACAACTCCGTTGTATTCTTCCAAAGAACGATGATTCACGACATCAAAAACAGCCTGCGAAAACAACACTCGACGGTCTGATACCAACCCCGCGTTAATATCTTCAAGAGCACGGCGTTCAACTTTCATTTCCAAAAGTTCTTTCTTCGTTTTCAACTGCTCGAACTGCTCTTTTTCGTTTGCATCAAGTGCTCTCTTTTCGGCTTCTGCTTTATCCAACATAGCACGCATTTGCTCTTTATACTGAGCAATAGTTTCAAATTCTTTTCTCATGTTTTAAATTGATTTACGTAAATTATTAAGTTCATATAAATAGCCTCTATTTTCGCCGGACAACTCCGCTATCGCATCGTCCATACTACGAACGGTTACATCCGTTCCGTAGAAAGCAGGATCGACAACAGGAGATATATCGGAAATTATATCAATCTTGTGCACGGCACGAAGTAACATCCCGTCTTTCATGGAATAGGAAACTTTTGTTTTATCCTTTTCATTTAAAGAGTATGCAAAGGATGAGCCGAAAATGTCACCGCGTTTAATCATTTCTACGGCAAAATCTCCGTCTGGGGTACTAGGAGCCTCAAACCTGTATTTTAGCCCGTAGTCGTCAAGTTCGAGCGACAAAGTGCCCTCACCACGATTAGAGCGAGCTAATAATCTTTGTTTATTGTGATCCAACAGGGCTTTAACATCGCAATTACGCAACAGTTCTTCTGTTATAGCCCCTTTTTCGATTACCTCAACAAAGGCGCGTTGCTTTTCTCTATCAAACAATACGCGGCTTTCTTGACCGAATACAACCGCATAGCCTTCGATTATTCTTCCATCTCCAACTTTAGGAGCGCCTAATTCTGTATAACTTCGTATTTCCATATTTACAAGTATCGTTTTACTATATGTTTGTTTCTTCGTTTTTTGGTAGCTCTACTTTTTGGCTAGCTACCTCTATCGGTTGAACGTTGCAGGAAATAAATACTTTGTCGCCACCTTCAACAGGCGCTTTTCCTAAAGCCCTACGAGTATCATTCGGAGAATGAGCGCCCATTTCCTCAAGAGCTTTGTAATAACTTGCTTGCGTCGTTAAATCGGTTTGATACAAGCATGATAAATCAAATGAAATACTATATAAGTTAGCGACGGAATCAGGGATCAGTTTATAATTAAATTCTGCCTCTATTTGTTTCAATATTGGTTGCAGGGTATCAGTTAAAAAAGAAACATTGCTCATTTCGGAAGCCTTGTAATTAGTTGATTGTCCGGCAAAGACTTTATCCGGGTGAACACCATAAAATCTACATATATCAAGAATGCTAAATTTCTTTGTTTCCAATAGCTGCGCATCAACTGGGTTAATAGAAAGTTGATGGAATCCAACATCGCCGGGAACGGAAATAATATCTCTTCCCGTGTTTAACTGCTCCTCTATGCGATCCCCAACAGTAGAAAGTTGAGTATCTGTCATGCCCGCTCCGGGTAAACCTCTACTTATTTCTTTTACACCAGAAACAATCCCCTTTATTTTGCTTCCATTCTGAAAGGTTCTCAAATTCTGATTATCAGCACTTGCAGCAATTGAAAAGATGCGGCTAGCGTACATTATTGTACTCACTCCTGTATATCCACCGTCCAAACTATTGTTTTTAAGATGAATTATCTCGTAAGACTCAAACCGCCCATATATCCGGTTATATGGATCAGAAATAATATAAACATCATTCAATTTGTCATAGGTTACCGTATTATTTGCGCATAATACAAGTTCGCTCACACTACCGAATTTGCGCCGAATAACAATATAAGCATTCCCTTGATTTACAATTTGAACAACCATATTCCTAACCATTTCAAAGCTATTCATTCGGCGGTTAGGCCTACGAGTTAATATCGTATACAATTCGTTTTCCTCATCCGGTGAGAAATAACCGTCCTTTTTCCGTTTAATGATAAGCGGCAAAGATGCAATAGTTCCCGAAAGAATAGAAGTACATCTGTATGCAGCGGATAGTTTCATCGCTTGATTGCTGCTATGTACGTCTATTGGCTGACTGGGCAACGATGGCAATCGGGTATTTATCGCCGCTTCTTTATCCGTCGTGTTTGCCTCTGTATTTAGGGCGCGTTCTCGAGTCTTTGAACGTCCCATTTCTAAATTAAAAGATAGTTTCATTATACCTCCATGTTATTAAATAAGTAGAATGTCATTAGGTTTGTTATTGTCGAATCAATCTTCGCATTATGCGTTTTCTTGATTGGCTTTTTATTCATGTTCCTATCTTCGTCAAGAACGGCATTACCAAAGCAATACGGCGTTATTGGATTCGGGTCAAATGTTATTTTATTGCGATGCAGCGCGAGTTCAAACGATTCTATAGGACTTGTAAACGTTCCGTATGTCTGTTTTACCGGACTTATGTAGTCATTTGCATAGCCAACCGATGCGGATAATAGATTTACAAACTCAGCCGACTTATATGGGTCATATCCAATTCCGAGAATTTTCAAGTACTTTGCCCGGGATAAAATATCATTCACGATCATTTCGTAGTCAATCACTTCGCCCGGACATAGCTTCAAATATCCGGCCTTGACCCATCCTTCATATAATTCCCGGTTAGGGTGTCCGGGCAAAGCGCCTTCCGGAAAATAGTAATCCGTAACGGAATGAAATGACTTGGTATCCGGGGAATAGATATTATACGTTACAGTTGAAAAGTCATCACGTACCGATAAATCAACTCCTACCATCGTAGGCGGGTGACTTGTGATCTTATCCACAGGGATAGCCTTATACCGTTCCTCGATCTCCCTTGCCTCAATCCATTTCGTTTCAGAATTGACCGCAAAGATGTTAAGGAGCTTTGTGCGAAACTCTAATGCGTCAGGTGCGCTATACAGCGCCTTTTGATAAGCGTCCTTGTAAAAGTCCTCGTAAACCGTGATCCCCATGTGGGGTTGTACTTTATACCACGTTGCCGGATCACCTTCTTCATCGTCTATGTCGGGTTCAAAGATGTGGGCGAAAATAGAATCGTTCTCAGCCTCACCGCGTAGAATGGCTTTATATATTGAAAGCATTTCAGTGAACGGGGTTGTATGCTTGTCTGAGGCGGTTGTTATTACGATGGTCAAAGGGTTGAGCCGTGCACCCATTGAAGAAGTTAAAACGTTCTTCAAAGCGGCGCTATCGGCTTGCGAATATTCGTCTACTATCACCGTGCTTGCATTAAGCCCGTCCAGTTTGTCGGGACTGGACGCCAAACACCGGGCGAAAGAGGTTTTGCCCTTTATTTTGTTATTTATGATCTCTCTGTTAATCTTAAAATGTCGCAACTTCCGGTCTAACGCTTTCAGGATGTTGCGGATTTCATCAAAACATATCTTAGCCTGATTGTAGGAATTGGCGGCAACGTATGCTTGTGCATTAGCATCGCCAAACAACAAGTCGAATACTGCCAAACTTGCGATACTTGTCGTTTTGCTGAATTTACGAGGGACAAATAGCAGAGCGTCACGAATCAGGCGTTTATTTGTCCCTGGTCTATAAAAACCGAGTATGTTCGTGAATTGAAATACCTGAACCGGAGTTAGCTTATATCGCGTCAGCCCCTTAGTGCCGGAAAACTTCAACTTTTCGTAAAACACAATAAAGCGGCGGACCTTACCGGGTCTAAAGTCGTATTTATCCAGCAGATAAAAGAAACGACGGATCGCAAGTAACTCGTAAAGGTTATGCGCCTCCGGGTTGCCTATACATCCGGCTATATAAGTGTTTAACCGGATATCCGCTTTATCTAACTGATAAGAGTTTATATCAACGGAGCGCAATGCGTCAACGGTAGCAGTCTTTAGCTGTATAAGTTCCTCCTTATTCATAGTCATCCGCCTTGTTTACTTCGTCAATTAATTCGGTTACTTCGTCGGCTTCACCTGATGCAAGGGTCTGCAATGTCAAACCAAGTTCGCGTAACTGTTTGCGAGTGGCTTCAAGCGCATCAAACAGAGTTTTAAAAGCCGGATGTGCAACCAGCTTTTCATTATTCTCGCGGGTTATCTCTTTAGTGAAAGATTTCATCCGCTTTTTTGAGATGTCAGATAGAGCAATCCGGAACGCCATATAAGACCCGGCACAAAGCTCTATACACAAATCAAGTTCAGGGGTGTATGTGCCTTGTGCTTCCATTGCGGAACGGATTTTTTCTGTTATGTCGTCTAAAGTTGCCATGTTTTTACGCGCTTTTTACACGTATGTTTTTTAAGTAAGCATTTGGTAGCTCGTAGATTGTAACGGAAAATGTCACCCCCAACGGATACCCCCTCGTTTTGAAAATTCTCCGTGCGTGTAAAAACTGGTGGGAGTGGGTTTGAGCGGTCTGTCGCCCTCAAAAAAAACGCCCCCCTCTAAAATAGAGGAAGGCGAGAAAGAGAGTACTATTAATTAATTTGATTACCAAATTGTATCAGAATAACGTACGACGACATTTCTCTTACCATTATTAGATAACAAGAAAGCTATTGTTTTAATTGAATCAACGCCCATATAAGAAGTGCCTTTCTTTTCTTCCCCCCATAGATTAACAATCTTGTTTTCTTTTGACAAATCATCTCTTCCTACCGCTATGGCAATATGTTCATCCTCATTAAAAGAGACAATGCTACCATATGGAATTTCAAAAGTCTCATTTTGCCAATTAAATTGAGAAGGAGAAAATATTTTATTGCCATTTAAAATATTATGCCAACTCTTATTTTCTTTAAATTTGCGATTGTAAATGTCTTTTATATTTTCTTTGCTAAATATACCCATAATTGCAGCAGCACAAAGAGGAAGTTCAAAGCATGCTAATGTTAGAGTTTGCGTCGTTAATATATTAGGGGCATTAGTATCCGTAGCCCAATAATAAAGAGAATTGTTATTTAAATTACTACTCCATTTATAAGTGTATCTTGGTTGTTTTGATTCTTGCAGCAACCAATCAGCTATTTTTTTTTGATTTTCTGCCATATTGTTTCTTTTATTTTCCTACTCTATCTAAGGCTTTTCGGGATTCGCCTATATTTGTTTTGTAAGCTCACAACAGCAAATGTATGAAACACTATAATCTTTCACAATAATATTATTTAGATCACACGGATAATTTTGTAGATGCAGTTTATTGTTTTGTGACTGCCCATCTAATTAAAGAAACTTATCCGCAAAACGCTCTGTTGCCCGTCTGTTGTTTGCCTGAATTGCTTCTTTCGAATGGCTAAACGCGCGTCTATGTATCTCAGAGTGGCACGCATGGCAAAGGCTCTGTAAGTTCGTTCGGTCAAACATAAGGTGTTTCATCCCGAGTTCATGCGGAACAGATTCAACCGGGGTTTTGTGGTGTGCTTCGGTTGCAAGTGTACTCAGTCCGTTTGCCTCGCATACTTCGCAAACCGGATTAGTTCTAAGCTTATCGCAGCGTAGATTCTTCCAGCGCTGCGAGTTGATCATCTTAATGTAATGCGGGTTTCTGCTCATTGTGTTTTATTTATTTGTTCATAACTAAATAATATCCTATCGCATTGATAGCATTCGTGCAGTTCCTTTCTGGTAGCTTCAATATTATTTGTTTCAATGTTCACATAATGCGTATCGATTACTTCGCCCGATACGCATTGAATCCGTTTAATTAAATACTTCATTCCAGCTTATTCATACCAGCAAGTAAATACTTGATGCGTTTACAATTCCCATCGCATCGGGTTGACTGAGTTTCTTTCTTGTGAGTCACATTCGCGCAACCCTTGCTTACTCTTGACGGGCACATCTGTTTAAATACTGTGACTGCATTTGCTGTCGTTTCTTCTCGCTGTATTCGAATAGCCTCTGTTGCGACTGTTCGAATCAGGCCACGCGAACGAACTCGTTCCGTTGTGGTCTGTTGAATGTAATGTTCTGCTTTATTCATGCTTTGTCATTTTAGGTTTATACTTCCAGCCGTTCAACTCGTATACACGTTTCCGGGCTTCTTCTCGGTCGATGTAAAGCGGTTCGTTACGAACGGGACTTGATGTTTGTATTTTCCCATCTGAATAATCACAGACGCATATTCTGTAATTTCGTCCATGTATAGAATATGAATATTCTCCTACTTTCATATTTGATTCCTTTCTTACTGTTTTAAATTAATTCTCCACTTCATCCCCTCTCTTTGGTTTCCGAACTGGGATGCGTAGTTCTTTTTCAGTGAACTTGCTCGACATATACCGTTCTGCATCTGGCCAGTTCGTAAAGCATAAATCCGGATCAGTATAAAGCTTTAGAAGTGTCTCGTTCAGCTTGTCGAGTGCCCCAAATCCGCTTGAATTGATCTTTTCGTCTGTTTTAAACTTGCTGTTTAAGCGTTCGTAATTCTCTGTAACGAATCGGTCGATATACTTCCGGTTCTGTTCGTTCACGGGCTTATGATGTTCCGGAACGTCTTGCAAATAATTTGCGTTGATTGGTTTCTTAATCATTATTTAAAATTTAAATCGTAGTTGTCCGTTCTTCTCGTCTTTCACGTGTTGCGGCAATGCCCGTTTCGGCTTTGAGTAGTTGAACTGCCTCTCAGCCTGCGCAAAGTCGCTGAACATTTCCGTAATTTCGTCTGGTATGGGATCGTCATTTTCTTCGTGTTCCGGATCGGCGACTCTCAGAAATGCACCTACCAGATATTGCATGATTTCGTAGATACTTTTGAATTTGTATTTAGCTCTGATAGCGTCGAGCCGCTTCCAGTCATCGAGGTCTATGCGAACTACTGACTTTTTAAAGTCACCTGCTGGATTCTTATTTCTTTTTATCGGTGTCATCGTCTGCTGCTGCCTCCTAATTCGATCACATTAAACATTTCATTAATTCTATCAGCGATATAAGCGCCGTATTTAAGTTGCAAATCTTTTATTGATAGATTTGTTGTTGCATGCGTTAAGGCTTCTTTCCTGAGCTCGTATCGGCACTGAAAGATATATTGCATTACATTCAACTCTGTACCGAAGTATTTTGCCGGAATGGGTTCACGCCCTAATTCATCGAAGCACATCATGCGCGGACTGCCATTGTTGTACGTGTACAATTCCAGTGCATCCTTGCCTCGCATAGAAAAGCTATTTGCAATGAATGAAGCAGAATCAATACGGAAACCTCCCATCGGATAACCGCCTTTATCCTGTCCGCTTACAAAGTATCTGTATCGGTTCATTATCTGCATAATGGTAGATTTTCCGGTTCCGACCGGGCCACAAAGCAAAATACCTTTTTCCGGGTCCAGTTTCGACCTGTCCTTTTCCATGTACAGAAATATTTGATTCATCACATTTCGGTTTGATTTGTCTATTTGAAAATTGCTGCATACAAAACGGCAACACTCTTTAAACCATTCTGCCCGATCCTTTGCGGGCACAGGGTCAGATGTCGGCCTTCCGAATGATAATAGTTGTTTGATCGACATCATTTGTTTGCTCCTTGTTTCCATTTCTACAATTATTTTTAAGTTCAAAAAGCCCTGCCCAGTTGTTGGCGATAGACTGATTAACGATTTCATTTGCTACATTCGCATCATTTCCGCTTAGTCTGACTAATTTGTCATAGCATGCCTTAACAGACCGATCGGATTTATATTTTTCTCTTCGTTCTTTTTTGTATTCCAGCCACAACAGAAAGACATCTAAAAACTCAAAAGAGATAAAAGAAAGCTCGTCGAGAGATAGAGAGAGTTCTTTTAGTTTAGTTTCTGTTTTAGTTTTAATATAGTCTGGCGCATCGGCTGGCTGATTGGCTCCCATATTGGTTGGCGCATCGGCTGGCGTATCTCCTTTCTTTTCGGTTGGCACATCTACCGTATTTTTTCCGGTAGTCGGCTTTTTCTTTGGCGATTCATCTTTGAACTTTTTAGAGAAAGAATATAAACCGACTACTCTTCTGCTTTTACCCGATTTATAATAAACCAGTCCTGCATTAATTAGAGATAACCGTGCCCGAACTAAAGTTTTCTCGTCGATATTGAGGGAACAGCATAGTTCAATGTTTGAGCAACTGAAAACGTCCTCCCAACCCTCGCTATTACAAACTGCAACTAATTCATAAAATAGTGCTTGTTCGGTAGCGGTAAGCCTGTTGCGTCTGCGTGCTCTTCGCATTTGTTCCATTAACGTATATCCATCCATATTATCGAGAAACATAATAACTGCACGGCCTTACGCCTACCGATCTAAAGACACTCAGAGCGGAGCAGTAACACATATAATTCTTTTCTTCACCTCCATACTTACACCTCCGGCAGTCCGGTTTACTTTGTGATTGAATGATTTTCTTTGCCATGATTAAACCTCCTTTATTCTGATACCATGTATGCTAAGCATCAGTTTTCTTTTGATTATATACTCTTTCGTTTTCATCCCTTTCGCATCTTCCACCACTAATTCGCCATCACGATAATAAACGAAGTCGGCATAGTAGGACAGGGACTTCTCCAATAGCTTTCTTTTCTGCAGCATCTTCCGGACTCCCTTCACTTCATAATACTCGTATTGTGCCGGAATAAGCTCGTATTTACACTGCTCTTGCAGATCAGAGATAATTCCCTTTTTCTCGAGCAGTTTCAGTTCTTGCGCCCGTCTATACTCGCGAATAGAGTCGTATCCTTTGTACTTAGTATTGTTGTATTTTGCCATCTTGATAATATTAGTTAGTAGTGGAGCGAGGCGGAATCGAACCGCCTATACTGCTGTCTTTACTGCGCGCCGCTGCTCTATCCTTTAAGCTACGCTCCGTTAACCGGGACTTTCACCCGGTTTGTTGTTACTTATCCTTTGAACGATATGGGTAGACATCCATAATTGCAGTTTCTTTCAATGCAATAGATTGATATTCCGCCATGGTATTTTTCATACCTTCATCTACTTTCTTCATAGCATCGCGGAGATCGGCGGCCTGTACAAGTACATTCGTATAGGTTCGTTTCTCCTTTGCGGTCTTTTCATCCAGCACAACGAAAGCAAGTCGTCCGGCATACCATTTATCGGCCGCTTCTTCATCAGATGGAAAGAGTTCGCTATAATTGGCGCGTTTTATATCGGTAACGGTAAATTCGCCAGTGATAAACGGTGTCGTTTCTTCGATAATACGTGCTTCCGCTTCGGTGAAGCTGAGTGCATCGACCAAATAGGGTTCAGTAACTTTTTTGTTAACTCCGTCTGAGTCTGTTTTCTCGTAACGGATTTTGCATAAAAACCAAGTGTGCATCATAATTGTATATTTTAAAATGTTATGTTAATGTGTTGTGACAGTACTTGCTAATTTCAATTTCTTTAATTGCTTTTTTAGCCTTGTTATTTGATTTTGTACCGGGACATTGCCTTTTGCTTTCGGTTTTAATGTTTCAATTTCAGCCTTTATCGCTAAAACTTCCTTAGCCTTGTCGATACATTCCGGAAAATCCCGACCACTCCGTAATGATTCGTCTATCATTTCATTTGCCAGTCGTACCCGGTCATACAACTTCTGTATGTTTTCAGTGTGATCACTCCGGTGCATTTCAAGTAGTCGCCCGTCATTTACATAGCCATCATAGATGACATAATACAGGGTATCTACATCCGGGCGACCGAGAAAATGCCCGAGAAACTGCCAATAGTATTCATCTTTGTCGTTAATTTCCTGTAGCAGTTGTAGTGACTCGATCTTTCCTTGTGACATCGGGCACTTAATTTCAACCAGTGCCGATACTTTTCCATCAAAGCCATATACATAGGCATCCGGCGAATCGCCAAAGCCTTCAAACGGCTCGTTAAATACGATGTCCTCAAAATCGGTAGTACAGGACTTGATTTCATTTAATAGCTGCGTACGTAGCCATTCCACGGCGAGCGGTTCATTTTCGTGCCCCCAATCGAAGGCCTTTGCTGTGCCGTTTTCTCGGGTTACTCCGGTTCGGCGTTCATAGCGAACAGCAAACATCACATCTAAAGCGGCTTTGCCAAATGGCGTACCTTTGCCGGCTTTCATCAGATCAGGAAGAACGGAGGCTGTAATCAGACCACGCCGTTTTTCTTTCCATTCAAATTCTTTTTGTTCAGCGGATTTCATATTTTATTATTTAGAGGAAATTTAATATTGTATTTTATCAGTGCCTTTTTACTACGATCAAGCAAATTATTATCGAAAAGTGCTCCATTCTGTACAATCCATTGCTTTACAGCTTTAATGCAAGCGTATTCATTCTCAAAATAAAATGTAAACCGCTTACATGCAGACATACCGGAGGTTACTTCGATGGCATAATAGATAACCGGATCAAAACTATTTGTTATACAGAACTGAAAGCCATGCGCCTCAAATAATTCACCTTCGCAAACCCTGACACCACAAGTTGTTGCCCGTTTTATTCTAATGGATTTCATGTTTCTGTAATTCTTTTATTTGTTCTTTGGTTAGTTTGTACTTAGCGATGACCTGATTTACTGTATAGCCGCCTTTTAAACCGTCTATAATGTTGTTCCAGATTGCGGAACCAGTTTCAACGGTTGATCTGGTATCATCCAGCTTCGGCGCAAATGGTCTGATACGAAGTGCATCTACCATTTCTCCTTTTACATTTACACGAGCGGAGCCGACTTGCATAGCCTTATTGATCCATTGCTCAATATCTGGCGTTTTAAACAGTTTCTCTAATGTTTTACAGTTGGTTTTGTTAACTACCATCGGTTTGACATTCTCGTGAAAATATGCGATTAAGCACATATCTTTCTTACCGTTTTCCCCGGTCACTTCTTCGCGCTTCATTTCTCGGATAGTAAGGATTAAGTCTTTGCCTTCCGTAAGGCTGTGAGCGCCCAGATATGGGTAATTAAATTGGGTTTTCCAGTGTGTCATAATTGATTTATTTTTATGGAGTTGAAGGTTAAAATAACGATTGTTGGACTCGGGATAAAACCAACTTATTAGCCTCTCTAAAGAAATCTTTCTTTATTTCAAATCCGTATGCTTTACGTCCTAATTGGGCAGAGGCTAACAAAGTGGAGCCACTACCGGCACACGGATCTATGACTACATCACCCTTGTCGGTGAATATTTCTATCAATCTACGAAGTAGCGGTACCGGCTTTTGCGTTGGGTGCACCTTGGGAGTCTCACCGTCCCGCACCCAGTCGAAGCAGTTGAATATCATTCGTCCGTCATTGTTGAACTTAGGGAGTTTGTCTCTATATAAAAGCAAACCATACTCACAGTTGCCGACAATCTTCATGTTTGCCTTTAAGACTTGTGCGGAGAAGTCTTTTCTAAACACAAGGTTTATGTAATTATTCAGCCCGTAACGTTTCCCGAGTTCAATGTATCTGAACTGATCTTCAAATTCACAGAAGATAATCATACAGGGAGCCTTGCTCTTCTCCTTCGGTTCTTTCATCAACATTTGGCTACAGAAGTGCATAAACTCTGCGGGTCTAAAGTCTTTATCTGTATCAAAGAACTCTTTGCCAGCCAGATCGCTTTCGCCATTCTTGTTATCGCCATCGACATACCAAGAAGGATTGGAGGCGTAAGCGTTGTTTCCAAGATTGTAGGGCACATCTGCAATAATTAATTGCGCTTTGGGAATCCCGTATACTTTATAATTTTGGAAATGGTCATTAAATAATTCTATAGTTTTCATCCTTTTTCACTCGTTTTTAATCAAACTCTATCGTTTCATCTCCCTGATAGTACTCCGCGAAGCAGCCCGGACATACCGTTATCATTTTCGTACCATGTCGGCCGTTCTGCACCGCTTCAACTTCGACCTCAATACCTTCGCCCGTTTCTATTTCGGTTCCGCAATCTTCGCAATGAACATGATCGGCCGGACATTCGCCCAGAACGGAACAGAGGCGGCAATTACCGATACAATTCAGATTTTCTCTTTTCATTTCTCCGTTGATTTACTTCGTTACATACTATCACATACAGTACCGTTACAATTACGGCCAGAAGTGCGATGATTAATTTACCCGGTTCCGGTTCGCCTTCTGCAAGCAAACAGGCGAGAAACATGCCGATTAGGGCGAAAGGGGACTGTTTAGGAGTTAACATTATACTACTTTGTTTCTTGTTAAAAAACGCTCTATACTCGCTAAGTCATACCATATCATCCTCTCTCGTTGTGAAAATGATATTTCGGCCGCATTTCTAAGTGTCATTAAATAATCCTCTGATACTCCAAGGTATGCCATTGCTTCGGTTTTGCTGAGCCATTTCTTGGCAACCGGTTCTACTTTTCCTGTTATTTTTCTTACCATGATTATTTTATTTATTGCGTTTCACAAATAGTTTATCGTCTTCAATCCAAGTCGTAAATACTTTGCCTTCATCCGTTTTAATGTCTGAGGCCGTAGTTCTTACTGACTTTCTTCGATCTTTAGGGAAGGCTACTTTTGCTCCGATCTCCATTTCAAGAAGAGTTGGCTTAATTGGTGTTGATGTTTCCATTGTTTTACTTGTTATTTGTTTTTATTATTTTGCGTAATTGAATTTGGCCATGTATTTTTCAGCACCCTTCATCGATTTGAATGTTTTACTTGAAGATGCTGTTACTGCGATGTAGCTAAGATTACCATTGTATTCATTTACCATGATTGCACCGGTTAATTCGCTATTTACTTTTTTGTAGTCAATGATTGCTTTCATAATTCTATCTATTTAATTTGTTATTTCTTGATTGATTGATTAACTTTGATGCGACAAAGATAGATATAAATCTGATATAATATCAGAGATTGATAAAACAATCTCTGATATTATATCTATTTAACACATTGACGCCATGGGATTGAAAGACCGCTTATTGCAATTTATCGGATACACAGGCTTAGATATAGCTGTTTTCGAACGTTCGGTAGGATTATCAAACGGAGCCGTACACAAAATGGGAGAAGGTACGAGATCGAGTACGATAGATAAAATATCAGAGAAATACCCTGTTTTAAATGCGGCTTGGTTAAAAACAGGCGTAGGTGAGATGCTTATAAGCGAAGAAAGGAAAAGCAAAACAATTGAAATTCCTGATTCTTCCATCGTGGCAAACCAAAGAAAAGGGGCATTAATATACGACATAGACGCTACATGCGGCTTAAATGGCAGGGATATAGAATTTACAGACGAAAAAGTGATAGGTAGTATAGATGCGCCGGAAATCAACCCAGATTCAAAAATAATATTCGCCACAGGCGACAGCATGTTGCCTTTAATCGCTTCGGGTGATAGGGTGGTAATTAGAAAAATTGAAAGTTGGGATTACTTCAACTACGGTCAAGTATATTTAATCATAACGAACGAATATAGATTTATAAAGAGAGTGCGTAGACATCCCAAAGATTCTGATACTTTAATCCTGCTTCGTAGCGAGAATCCAGACTATGATGATATAGATTTGCCAAAGCGAGAAATTATTCATCTTTTTATTGTAGAAAACATATTATCAATTAAGAATATTTTGTAAATAACCGATAACTAAACAATATGAAAAAAATGCTATTGTTCATATCAATTGTATGTTTTGCGCTTCCTGCCTTATGCCAAGTAGCTACAACTACAAAAGAAAGATGCTTTTTATTTCAAGAATATAATAAAAACGGATTCAATAAAAAGAAAAAGGTAGATAATGGAAAACCAATTATATTATTGCGAAAATCTAATAATCCTCCGAATTTTTACATTGTTTCATTTGAGTGCGAGCAATATTATTTGCACAAAAATAATATCAATCCCGATGGAGTTGCTCGATTAGAACAAATAGAAGTAGATTCTGCAAACAGAAGAGACTCTATCCAAAAGGAACAACAGGAGAAAGAGTCTATGAAGCAAAAGAAGTTAACTGATTCAATAGCCAATATTAATAAAATCAAAGATCGTATAGCACAAGAAAAAAGAGACAGCATAGAGAAAGAAAAGAGAGCGCGAGCATTTGCTATAATGAAGATGTATTCAGAAGAGAAAAAAGCCCTCGTAAAAGCAGGAATGCCAATTGAGGTAGAATATTTGTATACAGATACCCCTAATAGCGCTGGGGGTACAAGTTTGTTTTTTAGATTAAAGAATATATCTCCAAAAACTATTAAATATATATCCGTTACAGGATATCCCATTAATGCGGTAAAAGACAAATGCTATTGCTCTATTGGACGCTATTCGCAAACAACAAGAAAGGGAGTAGGCCCTATAGAAGAAGGCGAAGTAGCAGGATATACTTGGGAAAACACTTGGTATAACCATACAATAGACAAGTTCATCCCTGTTTCCATAAATATTCAATACATGAATGGAAGCTTTATAAATATCACAGGAGATAAATTAAAAAAAATAATGGAGGCTCCTTTATTAGATAAGGTATATAACAAGCTTTTAAAAGAATATGATATAAATTTAGATAAAATATTAATAGAATAAATATCACAATTATTATCCATCCCAATATGAAAAATAAATTAGTCGATATCCCCAATAGGGAAGCTAATTTTCGCTATCGGTTTTGCACCCGATTTGATATATTGAAAAATCATATTAGACAAATCAAATAATGAAATTGATTCAGATATACGTCCAAATTCGTTTAGCGGTTTCTTATTGATTGAAATTAAAACAGCTTGCTCTAAACAAAATTTTCTTAGTTCTTCATCGGTCATAATATTGCTTTTATTATTATGCCGGAGAGGATTCAAAAAGGTAGCACTAACCAGAAGAGAAAGAGTGGGGGAGATAGGATGAATAGTGCAAATTTAGTGCAAACAAAATTAAACTGATTTATAAACTGCTGATTATTAGATTGTAGTATGGCATATTTTTATGCCTCTCACGCATGTAATACGAGTTCGATTCTCGTACCCACTACTATTTGGTAATCAGCCTTTTACGATAGCGTAAAAGGCTT